CAATCTTATCTCGCAAAATCAATTGGCTTATTGGGAAATCAATGACAGAGAACTCAGTGAACCAAATCAAATGTCAGAGTACATTGAATGCCTTTGCGATTTAGAAAACCAAGCACATGGTGAGCGAGCGTGTAGATCAATTCTAACAGGATAAAATCTATTAAAAATCTAACGTAAAAAGACTCCATGAGGGGTCTTTTTTAGTGGGATAAATACTAGGTACTACGTAGACTAAATGTTGAAGGATAAGAAAGCAGCAAAGAAATTATTGAAGAGAGCTAAGAAACATCCAGAATGGTACACGACAGATGAGATAAAGTATGCTAAGATGGTAAGGAAACAAATAAAAGAAGATGAAACCTCGTCAAAAAAAGAGTAGGTTCTATTATTACTTCTGGGGAGTTTGTACTGTAGCAGTGGTTGCAGGACAACTTTATGTTGGTACAGGATATCGTTTGATGTCTAAAGCAATGCATAGAGTCCTAGATACTATACTTGTAGAAGTTGTAAAACCTCCAACAACTTATCCGTACTAAAATGAAAGCAGTAGTTTATTCTAAAGAAAATTGTCAGTGGTGTGATAGAGTCAAGCAACTCTTTACTGCTACTAACATAACAATTACAGAATATAAATTCGGTGAACACTTCGATAAGAAATCATTCTATAAAGAGTTCGGTGAAGGTGCTACGTTCCCACAAGTACAAATTGATAACATGCCTATAGGTGGATGCAAGGAAACATTACAATACCTCCAGAAAAAAAAGTTGATTTAGGTGATCTAAATAAAGGTGCTGAACTTTTATTGAGGGATCCAAAGGCTAAGGAACAACTTCAACAAAAACAATGGAGACGTAAGATGGAACAAGCAATCATTGTGCTGGCAATAATGGTAGGACTTCTTACCCTAGGTCTAGGTCTTGTAGTTGGATACCTTGTTCGAGGCTATATACAAGACACAACAATACAATACTCCCATCCTGAAATGTTTGATGAGAATGGGAACCCACTACCCGATGAACTTCTTGCTATAAGATTTGAAGGTGGACTAAACGAAACTGATGATGATTAATCATGGCTAAATTACCAAAAGATCCCTTAGTATCTGAAATTTTTAGAGCAGTACATGGGAAGAAAACAGTCAAGCAAAAGGTTGACTTGTTAGCAGAGTACAAACGTGACGATGTGAAGGCGATTCTCATCTGGAACTTTGACAAAGGAATTGACAGTGCAATGCCTGAAGGACCAGTGCCTTATAAAATAAATGAGTCACCTGCTGGAGTAGGTCACACAAGACTTGTACATGAATGGAGAACTCTATACAATTTTGTTAGAGGTGGTAATGACAAACTCTCAAACATGAGAAGAGAGACATTGTTTATGCAACTCCTTGAAGGACTTCATGCTGATGAGGCAGAAATAGTATGTCTAGCAAAGGATGGTGACCTTCAGAGTAAGTATAAGATTACACGTAGTGTAGTTGAACAGGTATTTGGTGAAGAAATAAATTGGAGAGATAGGTAGCTTGACTATATAATATACATGTGTTAGAATTAACACAACGTTCAACCCCCTTCGACAGGGGTCGCAAGTAAGCCGACTCGGAACGGAATCGTTCATCCTCTTTGAGGACGCACAAGTTGACTGAAGGAACGGCATTAAACCGCCCATTACTTTAGGAGAAACCCAATGGCACAAGTCACTTATCGTGGTGTCGCATATGACACTGAAGAGTACAACGCAGCAGTGATTGAAGAATCACAAAAGCGTAACAGACACGATCTAATGTATCGTGGAATCAAAGTCAAGAGCAAGGCAAGAGCCTGCAGTTGACATCAAGGAGGGGTTGATCCCCTCCTTTTTTTATGCTATACTATATGAATGGATAAAGACAAACTAAAAATTATTGTTACTGATCTTGAGATGCTTCTATCAGCATTGAAAGCAGAGGTATATTCTGACACAGAATCATATAAGTATGATGATATTGAACCTGTTGAGATGGATTACGATGAATCTTATGAAGAATCATAAACTAACTGGGTCACATGCTTGTACCGTTAGTGCTTATGGTGACTGGAGGTTATCTGAACAGGAGAGTAAATTATATCTAAAACATATAGAACATCTATTGACAGATGATAGGTTGCAAGATGTATTGTTTGATGATATTGCATGGAAGGGTATGCATTTACCCGAAGAACAAAGAAGAGATAAATGTATTTGTTGTAATGGGGTGAGGTATTTTAGATGTGATATAAACTACCCTCCTATTCTGTGTATACATACACCTAATCCATTCAATAAAAAATATAGATTACTTGACGGTAAACATCGTATGGAAAAGATGTTAGCACAACATAGATTCAAATCAAGATTTTATGTGCTAGAATATACCGACATTGAACAATTCTTAGTTCAAAAAACATGACAGTAAAGTTAGTAAGTATTACTCCTGATGCAGAACAGATGATGGCATACATTGCCAGAGTATCTAACCCTGCCAATCAAGAGAATGAAAAGTATGCTGGACTGCTGAAGTATTGTATCAAGCACAATCATTGGTCTGTGTTCGAGCAGTCTTCTATGACAGTAGAGATTGAGACCACTCGTGCTATCGCAGCACAGGTCTTACGTCATAGATCATTTACTTTTCAAGAGTTTAGTCAGAGATATGCTGACACTAAATTGTTAGAAGCAATTGTGTTACCAGAGTTGAGAAGACAAGACTCAAAGAACCGTCAGAATTCTATTGATGATTTAGATCCTGAAGTTGTAGACAAATTGAATAAGCAGATGAAAACTTTATTCAGTTCTTCTTCTGCATTATATAATCAAATGCTTGAGTGTGGTGTGGCAAAAGAGTGTGCTAGGATGGTGCTACCACTGTGTACACCGACCAGAATCTATATGACAGGATCATGTCGTTCTTGGATACATTATATTAATCTAAGGTCTGCTCATGGTACTCAGAAAGAGCACATGGTGATTGCAAAGGCAGTCAAAGATGTATTTGTTGAACAGTTCCCTGCTGTTAGTGAGGCTTTGGAATGGGAAAAAGAATCGCAGGAGTAAATCTTGCAAAAAATGGTTCACTTGTTATATTACATGATGGTGAGATAGAATTTTACCTAGAGGAAGAACGTGTCACAAGAACTAAAAGAGACATCAGTGCGAAGGCTCTTGCCGATAAGTATATTGATTCTAGTATTGATGTTCTTACCATATGTGATTGTTTTACAAGATATACTAGACAAACCTTCCTCGATAGAACCAAAGCCAAAAATGAACTCTGTAAGATTGCTAGATCAAGAGGTTGTTTATCTATTGTAGACTATAGAAACAGGCATCATGAGTGTCATGCTGCTAGTGCATTTTATAACTCAGGGTTTGATGATGCAGTGTGTGTAGTGATGGATGGTAAAGGTTCTTATCATACTGATGATAGTGTGGCACAAACAGAAGGTTATGAATCTGCAGGTGTTCAATTGAGGTATGCTGAGATAGAAAGCATCTATGATTATTCTGGTGAGTTCATTCCTCTGTTCAAACATTACTCTACCTTTTGGAATGAGGATGAGTGTGAATTATTAGATGAACCTTACTGGTACAAGGGGAATCTTTATAGTGATAGGACTAGTGTAGGTCAAGCATTCAGAAGAGTCTCAAGGTACTGTAACTTTGATGAGATAGAGGCAGGTAAAACTATGGGTCTCTCTGCTTACGGACATTCTGGTACACCAACAGACCTATTCGTAGAGGAGTACAATCATAGTCTTTGTAGTAAAGAACTTTATGCTTCAGGAAATACAACTGAATATCACGGTACTGCATACCGACCAGAAGATTTAGCATATAGATTACAAAAGTCTGCTGAAAAACATGCAATCTTTATGATAAAGAAAGCAGTTGAGATGAGTGGGAAAAAGAATGTTGTTGTGAGTGGAGGATTCTTCTTGAATTGTGCAGCAAATCAGAGTATAATAAAAGAGTTAGATATAAATTTGTACGTAGATCCTATTGCATACGATGGTGGTATTGCTATTGGGTCTGCATTATTAGAACATTATGAACATCTTCGTAACTGATCCATCACCCTATACGTCTGCTCAATGCTTACCTGATAAGCATGTTGTCAAGATGCCATTAGAAACATGTCAAATGCTTTCTATTGTTTGTTCTGATAAGTGGGGTCATGGTTATGGTGAATTGCATCGTCTTGATGGTCAACCATACAAAACAGAGAAAGGTGCATTTCGTAATCA